TTATACACCAGATATAGAAATTCTTTTCTGACCATCAATCTCTACACTATTGTGAGGAAGAATAATATTACCATCTCCTAAGAATTTTTTATCCCTAACAGACAATTCTAAAAACTTTGCAGGATCAATATACACTTCTGACTTCTGTGTAAGAGATTGACCTGTAATGTTTACAGCAGCAATACCTACCCACTTTTTACCAGTTACGAAAGCATGTCTCACTGAATCCATGAACTTCCTGCTAATGAGTTTATTCTTGATGTCCTCTTCTTTCTCATTTCTGAGAGTGTCAAGTTTATCAGCAATCTTCTTCAAACCACCATCGCTTACTGGAGTGATGAGTCTTTCAAAGTTCTCAGGGAGCGTAAGAAGGCTTTCCAGAGATTCATAGTATTCATTCTCAAGGGATTGTTTATACAATCTCTCTGCTAATGTATTAATATCATCTTCAAGAGCCTCTTCAGTTCTCTGACCATTATCACCAGCCAAATCCTGAGCTTTGATAAACTCTTTTGCTTTGTTCATTGCTTCTTCACCAATTCCAAAGAATGGAACTTGCTTAATGTCACCTGACTTAGTTACATATGTATTCTTTAAATACATATTCAATTTATCTATATCAAAGTCAGATCCTGCCTTGGTGGTGATTTCAGAAGGAACAACCACTGTAGCTCCCATAGATTGTGGAAGAAATCCTTTTACCTTAAACACCTCTACAGAGCTAAGAGCCTGTGTAGGAATACGGAAACCAATACCCCTAAGAATAGATTGATTCTCTTTTTTATTAAGATAGTCTAAAAGCTGTTCTTCTGTAGAGAATCTAGAATTAGCAAACTTATCTTTAAACCAGTGAGGAAGAAGAATCTCACAATAAGGAGCATCTTTTGTATAGAACTTCAAAGCTGTATCTGTAAGAGCCACATTTGATTTTTCTTCATCAGAAAGCTTTTCAAACTCACCTCTATTAATCTTAACCCACTTACCATCTCTCTTTATAACAAGAGACCTTCCTTCTGCAGAACTTTCCCATCCTGTAGCAGGAACTTGTACATGAGCACCACCATTCATCTTTGGAGAAACAAGAGACTTGTCCACCATAGAGAATAGAATATTTCTTATTTGTACATATGCAGTAGATGCTTCAAAAGGAATTCTAAACTGTCCATTATCATCAAGTCTCACTGTATCTTTAGCATTGTCAGACATTTCTCTTCTAAGCATCTCACGCTCAAGGAGTTGTGAAACACTTGCCCTATCAACAAGCTCAAAACTATCACCAAGGTCTTTGATACCAAGTTTTTTCAGAAGCTCAATATATCCATTCCTGTGGAGAGCATCTTGTATTCTCTTGTGTCTGTTGTATTGTTCTTTTGCTTCTGCACTAGCTTTACCATTATTAAACAAGTCTAGTGTAGCAATCTTCATCAACTGAGAACCTCTGGTTTGAACCTTAGCTCCTTCAAAAGCATTCTCCACTTGTATACCGTAAGCTTTCCATGGAACTTGAACAAGGTTGTTAAAAGGTTTTTGATTAAGTGTACCATCATTATTGTACAACTTATATTTTCCTTCTTTACCAACCTTTCTACCACTTTCCATGATAACATAACCAATCTTCTCTTTGAACATTTTCAAATAAAGAGCTTCAAGATTGGTTCCTTCAACCATGCTATAGTATAAAGGCATCTGAGAAAACTTATCTAATACAAGATCAAAGTTGGTCTTGTTAAACTTGTTTCCAGATACAATAGGTTTAAGAACTTCTGTTACATATTTAGGACTTGGTTTAGTAGCTTCAATAGCATCTTGTTCTCTGAGACGATTGTTCTTATATTGATACAATCCTTTCTCATGGAGCTTAAGTCTGGTGTAAGCCATTTCATGCTGATGCCAATTTTCTGCATCATCAGTCCATTGACCATTCTTGAGTTTAACTTCCCTATGTGTATTATCTATAATCCAGGAAGCAGCATCTGCTTCATTTGTTTTAGCATATGCAGGATTAATGTTTGCCAAGCTACCAACTATATTCAAGTCATTGAGAGTCACTGTGTTAGTGAATGGTTTGAATGTGTGGTAACCAAGTTCCTCAGGATCAAGAGCAATATTTCCTGCTTTATTATAATCCCTGTTAAGAGCTGAGTTAAGCTCTGGGAAGTCTGCAGTGATTCTTCTTGGAGAAAGGAAAGATTTAATACGTTTGGTTTCATCAAGCTTACCATTCTTCAACTCAAATTGATAAGGATCACCAAACAAAATCTTGTGGTATTCTATATTGTTTATGATGTAGTTTACAGCCAAGAAGTTTGTAAGACTGTTGTATTCCTTTTCAGAAAGACTCTTGTCTAACTTTTCCTTCTTTAGGAAATTACTATCTAACTCTTCAGACCTAAGATTAATTTCACTTGCTTGCTGAGAAATCAAATCTTTAATAGACTCATTAATGTCAGAGATGTTATCGCTGATGTATGTATTGATAGCATCATTAGATTCATTATTCAAAATCATATCATTGATTCTTCCAAGAATCTTTATAGGAAGAATATCTTTAAAGAACCTCAGTTCCTGTGCTCTGCTACCAACATTATTAAGTTGTTTCCTGTCAGCTTTTGCCAGAGCAATCTCATCTTCCAAATAACCTCTGAATATACTATAGATTGTAGGCCAAGCATCTCCAGATTCTACATCTTCAAATGACACAATGTTGCCTAAGTTCATCATCCATTCTGTAGAGCTATCTGCAGGAATTAGGATGTAGTAGTCACCATTGAGATTTTGGTTAACTTCCAACATAGCCCTGGTGTTTAAACCAAGTCTGTCTGTAGGAGTTCCTTTTTTATTATCATTATCTCTAACCCCCTGGATATATTTAACCTTAATTGATTTTATCTTCTTTCCTTCTTTATCAAAGAACAGTCCTCCTTTCTTAAGAACTACGCTGTTCTTAGAGAACACATCTTTAAGTTCTGGTCTAGCCTCAAGAAGTTCATCTAATGTATTAACATCATTGAATTCACTTTCAAATACAGATGGAGCATTACTGTCAGCAAATGCATTTGTTTGTTTATCTTCTACGTTTCTGTAAGTGTTCTCATGTACAGGATTGGTCACTCTTACATAGAGCTCAGCAAGTTTAGCCAACTGACCACCTACATTTAAAGTTTCTCCTTTAACACTCATCACCTCATCTACCTTCTGAAGATATGTATGAAGTGAGCCTACAGCTGTAATAAATTCTTTTTGTTGCTTTTCTTTGAGTTTCAAGAACACTTCAATTGGGAAATCAATACCCATTCTTGAAAGAAACTCAACCATCTCTTGAGGAGATTCTACAAGAACATTGGTAAGATCTTTAACTTTGTAAACCTTATCTACACTATTATAACTAATCAAAGAACTAGCATCTTTTGAAAGAGCCTTCATGTTCTCTGTCCAACCTTTTTGAGTTTGTTTGATTACAGTGAATAGATTAGCAGGAGCAGTATAAACCTCTCCACTATCCATATATTGAATCAATGCTTCTGGTTTCTGTTTAGTGAAAGTTTGGTAGAAGTTGATAAACAATCTCCAATCTTGTGGTTCAAACTTAGAGAAATCAATTGTGGCATTACCTTCATTATCTTTTCTAACTCCTTTCAGACGAGTAAACAAACGAACATAGTTGCCATCATATTTGGCAAGGTCAATCAGTTTATCAACCATCTTTCCAACCTTTGTTGTGTTAGAAAGTTTCTCAAGTACAGTGACAAATGCCCTACTAAAATTTAGTAGTTTTAATCCAATTATATCAGAAGTTTTTAGTTTTGGAAGTTCCAAACTACTAGAGTTCTCCTGATTTGTAGCAACTGCTTCTGTCAGTGTTCCCAACAAAAGTTTTACTGGATAAGGAGATTGTTTTTTGAAATCTACAGAGAATGCTTCTGGAGCATACAAGCGATTGTTATAGTTCTCATCATTAATGTTCACTTGAGCATTATCGTCAAACTCAATCTTAAAGGTACGCAAAAAGTCCTTTGTCTTTCCAACAAGCTCACTCCATGCAGTTTCTCCAAGAATTTCCAACTTACCTTCTTCCTCATATTGAGTTTTTATATCATCAAATATCTGAGGAGCTGTAAGTTTCTCTGGAGAGAACAGTGATGTATTAGTTCCAAATATAGTTTGGAAAGCTCTAGCAGTGATGTCTTCAACAAACTCTCTAGTTTGTTTTTCATTCAATCCTTCTACAGCTCTGTATTCAGCAAAGTCATTTTTAACACTCTCTGGAAGAACTTTTTCTTTAAACCTACCTGTATCAATAGCCTTAAATAACTCTTCTTTTCCAGAAGGTTTATTTACAAATTGTTTTACAAACTCAATGATGCTTCTAAAGAACCTAAGTATTCTTTCTCCCAAAGAACGAGCTGGGAGCTTGCCCACTTTGAAATCAGCAAAGTCATCAGCAATTCTTTCTTTAGCTTGCTGATCTGTAGCATCTACATAAGCAATCATTTTACCAGACTGCCTATCTTTGAACTCACCCTTCTTAGATTTGAACTCATCAAGAATAGCTTGTCTTTCTTCTTCAGAAAGAAATCCTTTCCACACACCCTCAAATATCTCGTGGTATTCTGTACCTCTAGCTGCAGACTTATAAAACTTAGCTACACCATTCTCAAATGCACCCCATGCTTTTTCATTATCATGTGTAATAAGAATGTTCTCAGTGATTTCATAAGGAATACCAGGAACATTCTTAGCAGCCCATAGTTTGAACAATTCAATCTCTCCGTCACTAATTCTATCAATACCTTCAGCACCCACTTTCCTATATTCACTATTAGCTGGAGGTTTAGTTCCTTTGAAGTTCTTAGGACCAACAGGTTTAACTTCTTCTACAATAGCTGCAGGAGCTTGTTCAGACTTCTGCTTTTTCAAATCTGCTGCAATTCTCAATGCAACAAAATCAAGAGCAAGCTGCTCTTCATCTTTAGCAGCATCAAATTGATCTTGACTCTTAAGAGCTTCAATGACGCTAGCCATAGTTGCTTTGTTAGAAGCAATCTTTCTAATTACATCATTAGACTCAACACTAACTGAAATGTTATCATCTGCATCAATGTTTGCTATAAATTCAACAGGACCAGCAGTTAGTTGATATGAGTTCTTTGTTTGACCATCCAATACATAATCACCAATCTTTACAGCACTAGGAGCTCCAGGAGCAGATGCTGTAGGTTTAACTTCTTCCTTCTTAACAGATACAATAGGAAGATCTAATCCTTGGAGAATAGCATATTTTTGTTTGAAGTTGTATGGTACTGCTTCTGTAGGCTTAACTACAGCTGTAGTGAGGAACGCTTGTTTTGTAGGTCTAGCTGTACCATTAGGGAAAGATGCAGAGAGTAGATAGGTTTGGTAGTTTGTCCATTCATTTGTGACAACCTTACCTTCCTTCATGTAATATTCCGTGAACGGTTCTCCAAATGCTTTAAGTGTGTCATCATTAACACTGTTATACATTTCCTGAACCTGAGAAATAATATCGTCTTTACTAGCTTCAATGTTTGTTAAATCGTAAGTTTTACCACCAAGAAACAGATTCATAGAATCTGTATCAATGTATATCTTACCCTTCTCATCTGAAGGAGATGACTTCCAAAATAAAATATTCTGAAGAAACCTTGCAATCTTCTTATTAATCTTTATCTTCTCATTAGCATCGGACTGATCTTTCACTTCATTAGAAATGCGATTTAGCAGTTCATATATTGCTTCAGCTTCTTGCTTTGTAAACTTCCTGTTATTAAGGAACATGAGAGTTTCACCAAACTGAAGAGCTGGTCTACCTTTAGGGATAGCTACGTTTTCACCCTGATGAGCAATGAATCCTGATTTTGATATTTGTATAAGTCCTTCTTGTGTAGGAATAAGGTTTTCAGGAATAAGATTATCTCCTACAAGGTTTGTATCATAATAGTCTACAACCTCAGGAATACCTCTACTTACAAGAAATGAATATGCTTGGAATGTTCCTTCAGGAGCAGCAAAGAGTTCATTTCTTTTAGCTTGCCACCTTTGAGACATTTGCTCAGCTTCAGCTTTCTGATTAGACCTATACCTAGGTTTTTTATCACTTCTTGTGAGAGAAGCTGTAGGCATTGTACCAAACACAATAGATTCAATATCCACTGGTTCTCCCACCTTTGCAAGTCTTCTACCAGCAACGTTTACATAATAGTAATCATTACCATCCTGCTCTACATATATTGAAGCTACAAGTCCTACAATAGGATCATTGTATTCCTTCTCTGTAATACCAACTCCTTCAAATGCAATTTCTGGAAGCCTATCTAATCCAACAATCTTTTGTTTAGGAGTGACAAGAATTGTTTTGAGCCTTGCCCTATTAGGCATAAGCTTTACATTATTAAGAAACTCAATCCTTCTAACAGAATATGCTTTGAGATTACCTGCTTCCCAATCTTCAGATGCACCTGTATCAGATGTATATAATATATTAGCACTCTTTTTAGAATCCTCAATGACAATCTTTTTAATATCATCATCTAGATTTCCTGTACCTATAGAGCCAGAAGACTTTTCAATCTCAGCTTGTTCAGCTTCAATGTCACTTTTATCCTTCATCAACTTCTCTTGAGCACTCATTATCTTTTCATATCCATCAAAATTAGATGGATCAAGATTGTATATATCACCATTAATATCTTCAACCTTTACAGTACCGTCATCATTAATACCAATCACCTTCACCTTCTGAAGGTTACCAAGTTCTTCGTTTATAGAATCAACTTTTTCCTGTGCTTTTTCTTGAGATCCATGAAAGGTGATATTTCCATCAGGTGCAGTTACTTGCCACCTATCATCAGCAACTTTATCAATTCTAGCTTTCTTTCCTACAGGAATCTGATATTCCCTACCCTCTTCAAATGTTTCTTTAACACCAGCCTTATTTGTAAACTTAGGACCTTCTTTAACCTCAACAACTTCTTCTCCTTTAACTTCTTCAGGAATAGATCCAGAACGTAATTGTTCTCCCTGATCCATATACTTATTAAACCCTTCTTCACTTGTAAGGTTATCATATAACTTAACCACTTTGTCTTTTAGAGAATTAAGTCTATTGATATCATGACCATATGTAAACAGATCAAGAGCGTTTTCTGGACCAACTTGTCTATCAGCTTTTGGATCTTGATTATTGAGTTCAAAGTTGAGCAAGTAGTCAAATAGCTTATTATCTACACCATCTTTCAAACCAAGATTGATTCTTTCAGAAGCTGTACGCAATGCTTTAACCTGATCGTTTATATTCTTTCTATCTTGAGCAGATGTAAAATCTGTGATAGTTTTATTTAAAGCATTAGCACTTTGCTCATATGATGCTGAAAGATCTTTTAGTGATTCTTTATTAGTCAACTGAGAAAGCAAATCATTTGTAACAGCAGGACTAATATCACTAACACTTTGTTGTATAGAATCTAATCTATTATTTACATGTGGAACTTTTGCTGCAAGAAATGTAAGTTCTGTTTTCCATTTATTGAAATCATCGAAACGTGATGTTTCAAGCCCTTCCTCATCGGTGGTTGGATTATCTATCTTCTTGAAAGGATTCTTGAATGTAAAATCAATTGAATTACTAATCTTCTTAATTTGATTAGCTTCATTGATTAATGAATCTACATATTCATTTACAGTGGACTTATTGGAAGAACTGAAGTCCATACCAAATGACTTCTCAAATTCAGTTTTGTCCAAATCTTTCAACATCTTCAACTGCTCAATTGTAACATCATGCATTCCTGAAGGAATACGTGATTGTACAAATTTAATGAACATGTCGTCCTTAAGATTTTTGTACTTAAAGACATCCCCAGCTTTTACAGCCTCGTCCATCTCTTTTGCAATACCTGCAGAACTTAATGTATTTTCATACTGATTTGTAAGAGTTCCAGTGAGACCATATTGATTAAGAATATTGATAGCACTTTGTAAACGAGCTTCTTTTCCTTGTCCTTTTGCTGCATCAATTCTTCCTATTATACCACCTGATATGAGTGCACTAATTGCACCCACCATCATGTTCTCCAATCCTTCAGAAGTACCAAACTGATTCTTTAATCCTGTAAGTGTAGAGTTTACTGTTTCATTTACAGTGTTCCAGGTTTCTTTATTCTTTGGATCAGACAGGTTTTTGTACTTTCTTGTATAGTAATCATACACACCTTTCTCAGTGGCATATTGACCACCTTCTTCATACACACCTTCTGTCAAGATGTTTGCCATCTTTGGTCTAACAGACTCCCAAACTTTTTCTCCTAATCCTGTAGCAACCTTTGCTTCAAATACATCTTTAGATCCTTCTTTCAAACCTACCTTACCAAAATCTTCAAGTTCTTTTGTAAGTTGACCTGAGACAGCTTTGTTTGCAGAGGTAAATGATTTAAATAAATTTCCAAACTGAATAGCATTAGATGCTGTCAGTAGTGCCATGTTAATACCAAATCTGGTATTCATTGCACTTGTTGCGTAATCTTCAATTTGCTCAGCATCTTCTCCTGTAGGATCAACACCAGCATTTTCAAGTCTATATTGTCTTAATAGATCTTCTCTTACAGTGCGATAGGAATCCCTAGCCTCAATAGCAGCCTCAGTTCTTGCTGATCCATATAAAGACATTCCATATCTAAATCCATCAGTAATTTTTGTATATGAAGCAAGGTCACCTAGTTTCTTAACATCTAGTATTGTATCAGCAGCAACCCCAGCTGTTTTTGCTACATCAAGAGCTTTTTCTACATTGTTTGTTCCAACAAAAAGCTTATTTAGAAAAAGAGAAGCTTTACCTATTTGACCAGCAACCAAAGGAATTGCTCCAATACCCTCTGTTACAAGACCTATTGCTGCATCTTGAGCAATTGCTCCACCAATAGCACCTGCTGTAAAACCAAGATTTTTAATAACTTTATCACCCCAGAAGTTTGCAGAACCTGGAGCAAAAGGAAGCATTGCCAAATAAGGATGCTTTTGTTCCTCACGAGTGTAATAGTTTGGAAAAATGTCTTCCAAGTTCTTTGTCCAGTTATCAATAGCAGCCTCATAACCATCCACTCCTCCAGATAGATTGGAGAGTTTACCATTTTTAATAGCAGAGATTGTATTTGGGATAGTGGCAAAACTTTGTAGAAATGTACCTACACCAATGCCTCCCATTTTTATAACACCATTAGCTAATTGATCTGTCCATGATTGTTGTAAACCATATATATTCTCAAGATCTACATTTCTTTGATAAGTAGTATAACGTTGATTTGCAAGAAGTTCACTTTTTGGAACCATCTGTACAGGGCTACTGAAAGAAGATTGATTTGTCCTAAGTCCAGAAAACTCAGAAAGTTGATCAATGTTCAACCCTGTTTTTCCAACACCTGCACTGCCGTATGTTTCAAAACCACCAAGACTAACATCAACATCTCTTACAGTGGGAGATGGCAGAAGCTTCTTAGGAGCCTCGGGGGCTCTATTAGAAACATTATCAATAAGTTCGTTATCAAAAATAGCCATTATTTATCTATTTTTTTTCAGTAGATCTTCTACAGTGTTTGTTCCAATATTGTTAATTACTCCAATTACACCATCTTCTGTAAGGAATCCTTGTTGATTAAGAATATCTGTCTTCCATGTATTGCCATCATATACATACATCCTAACACTATACTTATCACTAGGACCACCATTGTTAAAAGGATTACCTTCTACATCAAGTCTAACTTTAGGAGCTATTGCAGTTTTTGCCAAACCAGGAATATTGTATCCAGTAAAATAAGCATTAACAGCAGCAGATTCATCATTTCCACCAGCAAGATTTGTAGTGTGATTTGGTGATGACATTACAGCATACTTAACACTGTTCAAAGGATGTGTTTGTGCATAGTCTGGGAAGAAAGAACTAAACTCATTTGTAGTCATTGGAACTATTTGAGTGGTTGACCCATCTGTAACAATCATATTAGCACTACCATCATACTTCTTTTCAATAGTATATTTTGTATTAGGATTCTTTTGTAGCTCTGTAAGGGCAGATGGACTAAATTGTTCTTTACGTTCAACGTCCACTTGACCAAGAGTTTCGTATTCACGAAACTTATTTCCTAAAAGATTATCAATGCGTCTCTTAACATTCTCATTCTTTGAATCTATTGTACCAATAGCCACTTGATATTCAGGCATTCTTTTTGCCAATTCAGATGATTGATAATCAAGCTTTTGTTTTACTGTACCTGCAAGAGCTGGTTGATACTTCTTCTCAAGATCAATACCTTTGTTAATTATTGAACTTTCAACAGAAGTTAACGGTTGTCCACTAAAACGTTTACTGTAAGCTCTTGCAATTGGTTCATATTTAGTTCCTTTATATTTAGCTAAAAGTCCTTGAGAATCAATTGTAACTTTTGCTTGTGTTCCACCATAACCTCCACCTTCACTTCTTATAAACTTCTTAGCGTCATTCACTACAGAGAAAAGTTCTTCTGCACTATATAACTGTTTTCCATTTGCAAAATTAACACCACCTTCAGATCCCATCGCTTTAGCAATCTGCTCATCAAACTGTTTACTTCCTTCATGTACAGTTTTAAACAAATTGTTTTTCTGTGCAATGTCTATTTCAAATCCTCTCTTTCTTTCTACATATTCTTTTTGTAGAGGATCTTTTATGCTTCTTGGATTAATATTATAATCATCAACAAGCTTTTGTAAAGCCTTTTGTCTTTCACCTGCTGATAATTTTGAAAATAATTGAGGAGCATATTCTGAATCAAGTTGTTTTGATGCTTGACCAGCAGCTTCTATTTGTGTGTTAAGTTCAGCAAGAGTGGGCATCTTTGTACTTGTAGAAAGACCTCCAGGAGTTACAACAGGAGCTTCAAGCATTGATTTTCTCACTCTTTCTGTTTCTTCAGCTTGAAACTTTTGTATATTTAGAGCATGAGTAGCTGCCCACTCTGCGTGTTCTTGTCTAGCTCTATTAACTGAGAACTCCAATTTCTTTTTCTCCATATTCATCTGAGCATATGGATTACTTTGAATTTCTTGGACATAGCTCTGATAAGACATATCTTGAGCTAAGTTGGTCAAGTATTTCTGTGTATACAGTTTAGATTTATAATCTTCTATATTGGTTATACTATCTAATCTAGATAGTTCAGATCTTAACTCGCTATCGAGTTTACCACTCCTGAGTGTTTCATTTATTCTATTGATCTGTGCTTCTTTTTCTGCTTTTTGTACAGATGTAAGATTTGGGTTTGATTTAAGTTCAACAGACAAATCAACAATCTCATCAGATAGCATCTTTTTATTTCTATCGTATGTGGTTTGTAAGTCTCTCTTAAACGTATCTTTAGTTGCTCCTCTGTAATGATACATTCCAGTTACACTAAGTTGCTGCTTTTCTCTTTCATCCAAACTTGAATAAAAGTTATCAAGTAGTTTTTGAGCAGACTTTCCTTTAGTTTTAACACGAAGCATTGCATCATCAACTAAAAAATTACCATTCTTGTCACGGATATAATTACCAGCATTATCTCTTTGGTAAGGAATGTCAATAGAATTATCTATTTCTTTAACTTTTTCAGCAACTTCTCTTAATTTAGAATCAACATCTATATACTCTAGATAACCACCATTAAAACTGCTGTCAAGTTTTCCATCATTTATCCAGCCTCCTACTTGGGTATCCCACCACCAGTCATTCTCAGGAGAAGACTTTCCAGATTTAATTGCTGCCTCTTTGTCTTGTTGTCCTTTTCTAACTTTCTGAGTGGACATGACAGCATTGTTTACAATTGGATCCTTAACAATCTGTGTAGACATTCCTCCTACAGAGTTGACAAGTTGGAAGTTTGAGAAGTCTCCAGCAGCTACAGTTTTCAACTTGCTTCCTAATTCATTAAGCTTTGACTGCAGATATTGTTTTTGAAGAGGTTTGACAACATCTAATCCAGCAATACTATCTATATATCCCTGAATTTTCTGAACTCCCTCATCATACTTCTGCTGTTTGTACATACCCACCTTCACCATAGCATCTACGGGAAGTTGGGAAACATAAGGGTTAAATTGTGATATTGCGTCTGTAAATGAAGCCATGTCTGATTAAGTTAGCAAATGTAATTTAAAAAGTAATACCAACCAAGAGCAATAACTACTTTCATTAAGTTGGTATAACTGAGTTGATTATAGATTTTTGATAGCTTTTACTATGGAGCCATTTCTATTAACTTTGGCTCCTTTCTTAGCTACCTGTCCAATATTAAACCTAGTGGGAGCACCAGTCTTAATTGCTCTTCCTGAAGAATCAAATGTAAACTGAGGGAACATATTTTGATAAACATTCATTGTCATAGACTCAAGTTTACTCTTAGCAATTTTATCTGAGATGGAGTTAAGAGCCGCTTGAGCTTGTGCTTTTGTATTAGATCTAGCCTGAGACTGTCTTTGGTATTGAGTATCTAGAATTGCTAGGTTCTTTAAAGTGGAATCATTTAATAGTGACCTGTTCCTGTTGTACGCACCCATAGCAAGTCCTTGGTTCTCTCTAAACTCTTGTGCTTTTGCAGCAGCATTGGCAGCATATTTCTTTGAAGATAGTTCAGATAGAGCTGCTGGATTATATCCCACTCTTCTTTGCAAAGCATTGAAGTCAGCCTGATTAGCATTTAATATATCCTGATAAGAAACTGTTTGAGGAGTTTCTAACAAAGGTTTGAATGTTTGTGCTTGTACAGGATCTAATTGATTTGACGCTAGTGCAAACATTTCAGAAGACAAATCAGGAGTCACTTTATATCCTCTCCTTGTATATGGTTCAAGAAGTGAGTATGCTACATCTAACACTCCTGGACCTTTCAAAGGAGGAGTGGAAGTTTGCATTGTAGGAGTTTTTGGAGAAATTGTCTTAGGTGGAACAATTGCAGGAGGTAGCTCACTGTTTAGTCTAGTGGGTTTTTCCAACATAGGCTTACGACCAATGTTCTCTAGTGCAGCCCTATACCTCTCTGTCCTAGGACCAAAGTATTGATCTACGTTACTTTCAAGATTAGATTTACCTAATCCTTTAGTTTTTCCAAGATTCGTAACATCGTATTCACTTAAGATTTGTGTTGCAACTTCTGGATACTTAGCATGGAATGCTCTTTGGAAATCAGCTACAGCTTTGTTAGCACCTTTACCTTTATATTTTTCTGCCTTAGTGTACAGTTCTCTCAAATCATTATCTGTCACTTGAGAGATGTCTGTAACCTCAACTGCATTTCTTTTACCAGGAACACCTTTAGAAACTGTGGCTGGTGGCAAAGGAGCTTGATATCCCCCACCAGGACCAAATGTAGATTGTTCTACAGGATCTCCGTACAAACGAAGACCTCCTTGAGCAGTTTCCATCTTAGCACCAAATTTAGCCATCTTCGATCCTTTAAACTTACCTTTAAATAAATCTTCATTAAACTTGTCAACATCTTTATATCCATACTTTTCTGCTTCCTCATGTATAGATTGTTGAATGTTGGCAGCTGTAATTTTCTTATCAGCAATTCCTTTAAGTTTCATATTTGCACCAGCCATTAGAGCTTTTCCAGAATTTAACTTTAACAAGTCAAAAGGATTATCACCATTTATTTCATCTACAAGAGACACACCCTTGTCCATAATTTTGTTCTGTTTAACTTCTAGCTTGCTAAGATTTTGTCCGTATTTCTGGAATGTTAAACCTTTAGATATTTCTTCACCAAGCTCAGGAGCAAATGTTTTATCAATACGCATTCCTCCAAGAACTGTAGCAGATTTCTCAGGTTGTCCGTCAGGTCCTATAGATCCACCATCTTCTGTTTCAAATATAGGTTCTTTAGGTTGCACTTCAACTTTTGATCCTGCATAGTCCATTCCTACACCACCATCTTTGTGGTAGTCACCAAATGCTTCATACGTCATACCATCACCAGGCATATATGGATTATAAGACACAGGCTCAATATCACCACCCCAAAGAGGTTTAAGGTTTCCTCCCATTTGCATATTAGGTCTTTCTGTAGACATAGCTCTTGCACTAGGAGGAGTGTAACTATAATCTTTTAGATGACCACCAGATCTCATGATATCTGATTGATTATCAGGACGTAACAAATCTTTTAGTTTGTGTTCACCAAATGTAGCAATCACTTGTGGCTGCCAATCATGACTTAAATACTTAAGTCCAACTTCTCCACCATCTTCCATAAATGAACTAAATCGACCTTGTTGTAATTGTTGAAAAGATGCATTTGCTGCATTAGCTTGTCCTTGAGCCAACATATCATCAATTTTCTTTTGTTGTGCTCCACCAATTACACCACCAAGTAAGGAACCAGCAGCACTACCGATAACACCACCAAGAGGTCCTCCTAATGCTGTTCCTGCTAATTGACCAAGTCCACCACCAATTTTACTAGCACCAGAGGCTTCACCTTTTCCTCCACCAATATAACTACCAAGTCCACCACCAAGATCACCTGCACTATCTGCTCCAAAGGATGTCAAATCTTGTTTCCAATTAGCAAATATAGCACCACCACCTTGGAACTGTTTCACCTTACTGCTTTCATCCAATGGTTCATAACCAAGATTGGAATAGATGTCTCCAGGATTGTACATATTTTGAATCTCTGTTGGATTACCACCAATCTTTGTACCATCCTCAGCAGTTGCTTGAAGCACATCATATCCTGTTCCATAAGAACGAGAAAGTTGATTTGGATCAAACATCATATCTTCAGGACGAAGATATCTATTTTTAATATCATCACGCACGCTAGCAGCTTGTAGTGCAACATCGCTCATAGCAGAAAACTGTTTAGCTCTTAACATGTTTTCTCTGTCTTCTTTAGATTGCACAATGCCTTGTACAATATCTAAACCTGCATCAAAAATATTATCTTTAGTTAATTTATTTTCTTTAGGGGGTACTTTAGATACAAAAGGTTTGGGTGATTTTGGTGTAAGGGGTTTTCCATAATACCTATCCATTCCTGTAATATCATATACAGAAGAATTCACTATATCTTCAGATCTACTGTCTGGTAAACCCATAGGTTGATATTGTTGATAAGCAGGAGCATTAAAGTTAAATGGCTGCATGAAAGAAGGTGTTTGCAAATTTGCTTTCAAAGGCATTCCTGCATATTGATATTGTGGAACATCTACACCATCCTGAGCCTGTGGAGGATTAGCAAAATCAGTAAGCTGGATCAATTGCTTCTTAACCATAGCTGATCCCATTTTAGCTTTTTTAAATGCACCACCATGTTTAGCCATAAACTCAGCCTCTGTACCATACTTAGCGTACAACTCAGCTTCAGATTTAACACCAGCAATTTTTAAAATGTCTTTCTTCATAATATGTTATTGTACAGGTTTTTATTTATATTTCTCTAACCAACCACCGTTCTTTTTCTTTTTTGTTTCATAATATCCAGAAACATTTCCAGGACTTGATATTTTATTTTCCATAAAGTCTTTATTCAGATTTTTTATAAATTCTTCACCTTCTTTATCTGAGGCAAAGTATTGTGAGTTTCCTGAATAATCTACTCTGTAAGGAAGATTGGGAACAGTTTTATTCAGAGCAGTGGGCGTTTCCATTTTACTAATAGGCACAACAAGATCTTTTTTTGTTTCTCGTTGTGGTTTTGATTCTGGTTTTTTAGGTTCAGGCTTTTTATACTTAACAGGCTGTACAGGTTTTTTATAGATAGGATATCTAGTACTAATAGCTTTACCAAGGTCAGTATCTAAATACACTTTCAATTCTTTACCTGACTTAGTAGGATAATAATTAAAATATCTTGGATTCCCTTTTTCATCTCTATCAAAACCACCTCCTGGATTTTGTAAAATTCCATACTTAATTGCTCCTATTTTAGGATTTACATCCTTGTCAACATATCCATCTGTTGTCCACTCTTCTACATAAGAAGGATTAAATCCTTTAGAAGTAATAGTATTTATATAGTTACTTTTAGCGTCTTTAAATTTATTATATAAACTTAAGCTGTCTTGATATGATTTAATTCTTTTATCTTTTGGATTCTCTGTATATATAGTGGGAAGTTGACTTTCTTTTGCTATAGGTTTTTTGTATAAATATTGATTACCTTTTTCTGTATACATACCTATTCTAGGATCTTTAGGATTATCTAAATATATAGGTGGATACTTCTTTGTATATGCAACGCCTGGATTTGGAACTATCTTTCCACCTGGTTGCATTACAGGGTATTCTGTTACTGATTCTCCATCAAACTCATAGTCTTCTCCAGGATACATCATTTGTGTGTCTCCTGTATCAGAAATGCCAAGAAGGGGTTCATACACTCCTTGCATTGTTATTTCATTACTTCCTATTTCTACAGGTTCTCCCCAGTTATCAGGATTCCAATAACCCATGTCATCCTTCTTTATTTTAGATCCCTGCTTACTAATATTCCTAGGTTTCCAATCTAGTCCTTCTTGGTAGAATTTCATTTCCATTCCATTCTGTGCACTAGCCTTTGTCTTCTTTGCATAAGGACCATTGGAAGGAATACCTCCCGTACGTGCATACGTGAATCCTACAGCACCAGGCATAGATCCTCCCATCTGCATTGTGCCACCCCATGCACCATTGTAATTGAAACCAATGTCTGTCAATCCACCCATTGTTCCTTCTATACCATTTTGTGCTATAGATATGTCCTTATATTTATCAAGCCACTTTTTCATTACTTGTAGGAGATTTGAGCAGGTGTGTAAATAAATTGACTAACCAAATGTACGTCATCTTTGTCATCTAATATATGCCTCACCTTTAGATCTTTAGCTCTTAGAGGTTCTTTTTTGAAACTGCGTTTGGAGTAGTCCATATTCACTTGGTTAACAACTTTATCAATTGACATAGACTCACAAGTTGAGTTGAATAGTGTAACTGTCTTATCCTTAACCAATCCCCAGAATGTATTATATTGATAGAAGTTATCACTCTTTGTGAACGTAATTGTCTTACTATCAACGTTATACACAGGATACTTCATGTATTCTTTTAGGTTGTGCATTGGTTTGGGAACCAACTTAAGAACACCTGAAGACTGCTGATCGTTGTACAATACAGCTTTATTGAAATATTGATTGTCTGTTTGTACTTTCCTACTGTCATCAAATACACCATCCGTACTAGGGAAGTATCTGTATGCCTTAGTGTAGTCTTTTACATTCTGTAAAATCTCATCATGATATTGATATGCAAATGGATATTCAATCATGTACGGTCTAATACATCCGTAATATGTATTGTATATTACAGGATTCGTAAGATGTCTCCACAGAGATGCCGTGTTCTTTTCTTGAAACTTAATAGCAGCTAATTCTGTTACACAAATTTCTGTAACTGGAATGTTCCATACTTTTGAACAACAATTTATCCCTGTAGAAGTTAGAACAACCACTTTTACAGAATCATTTACACTAAGAGCTAGTCCCTCAATCAACTTCTTCTTGGGCACATCAGTAGCGAGTACATTTCCCATATCATCAGATATGGAAAATGTAGTCACTCTACTGCCAGCCTTTTTCAACTTTATGACAATTGTCTTAGACATATTTATTCATTTACGGTATAGGACATGTTGTACATACATCAGCTAATGTTTCTACACCTTCAACATATGTTTGATTATCAAATGATCCTGGAGTAATTGATGTAATTTCTAGATTAGCTCCAGTTTCATTAGGATCAGCTACCAACGTTGTTGTTCCACATGTTTCTCCTGCTAAAATTGTAACAGTTCCAGATATTGTACTAGTATCAGAAGCTGTCCATGTAACACCAACTGTAAGAGTTGTAGCTACAGGAAAACTAGCATATGCATATATCAATACATTACCAGATGGATCAGCCTGTTGACTACCGCACGCATCAATTGTTACTGTTAAAGGAGCTGCTGTAGTTGTAGTGGTTGTAGTGCTACTTGTTGATGTAGTGCTTGTACTACTAGTTGTAGTTGTAGTGGTGGGAACCAAATAAAGATCTATGTAGTTTGTACATAAAACATTATCTGATTTCACCCTAACTATTGTAGCTCCATTAGGAATAAGTGTAGAAGTGTATCCAGCAACTAAAGAAGTTTTACTTACACCTGTTTCAAAAGGAACTGAATATCCGTCAATGTCTGAATAAAGATCAAAGGGTCCTGTATCAGCTCCTGCGGTTGTTAATGTTATTAATGCTGTTTGTGCCATATTCTTATTTATTAAGGAATTGCTGTAGTTGTTGTTGTGGTGGTGGTTATAGGTTGTATAGTTCCTGCAAGATTACATAGAGGAGCAGCAGTAGTAGTTGTTGTAGTTGTGCTTGTACTAGTTGTTGTGGTTGTGCTACTACTTGTTGTAGTGGTCGTAGTTATAACCGATATTGTACCAGCCAAATTACAATTAAGTGCAGATATGGTTCCTGCTAAGTCACAATTTGGAATACATGGAACTTCTTCAGCAGCAATTGCTTCAAGATCACAACTTCCATTAATTCCTGAATAGAAGAAATTATTCTCAGCAATATACCAATTAGGAATATAACTATGGAAGCTTATCCATGAATTAGTATTGAAGTTGAAAGAGAGAGTCCATGACCTATTACAGAAATACTCTGAATCTGAAAGATCTATAAATGTTTTTACAATTATTTCTCCATAAGTTTTATTAATATAAAACTGTTGAACAGAGGCATCATATTTTATATTAACATTCAGAGGAATATAATCCAACTTGGATATAATCACCCTGTCAAACTTGCTATCAAATACACCATGTAAACCAACACCATTGAAATGGTTGTCTATGTTTACGTTTGGATAATACCTAAGTATTTCAAATGCTAGGTGATCTGTAAAGAACCTATTAAGTCCTGAACCAAATCCTGACAAGTCTGTAGCACCGTTTCCTGTTATCAAGAACACTTGTCCTCTCTTGGCATCTATTGTAATTTGTCCTTGAGGTATCTTTAGAAGCATCTTGTTTTGGCTTCCTACATATCCCAAATCAGTTTCTGCAAAATCAATTGGAGGAGCACTGAACATATCAGGATTACCTACATATGCTGCCTGAGGATTACTTGTATTGATTGTAAGTAAGTTATTGTATAACAATGACTTATTTTCAAACCTTGCTAGTATACTTCTATTTTGTATACCATCCAATGATGTAAGATTTCCGTAATTCTGTGGAAAATCAAAATATGACAATGGGCGATAGATTAGCCAATTGTTAGTGTTGTTATCTGTAAACTTCTCTTGTTTATCTGAATATATTGCCCTGAATGGATAGTTTGTTAAACATTCATCAGCAGTCCAATTTATAGGCAGATGGGAGAAAAAGTTTTCTGTATTCTGCTTAGAGAATGTAGCATTGTAATAATATGTATTATCCTGAGCAATTGTTACAAAGCTTTCTTGCAACCATTCATCAGGAATACCTGTGCTCACGTGTGGATAGAATTCACCTTCTCTATTGTTAAATGCTTGCCTAAGGTCTACATTCACTGACGACTCGCAGTAGAATGTAGGAATACCATAGGCAAATAGATACATCTTTCCATCATAGAATGTTCTATCAGGATTGACAACTGGAGGTGTGTAGTTAGGAAGAGGAACAGGAAGCTGATTGTTTGGACAATCCAAACGACTAGCTTTTATAGAAACTATATTTTGAAACTGATAAGTGTCAGATGGTGTAACCACTTCCCAATCATACAGAATAGATCTTGCAGAATACCAATACTCTGGATAAGCAATATTACCTATCTCATCGTAGAATATATCTGAGTCATCAGGTGCCCCAACTCTATTGTCAATAAAGAATGGAAGTTTAGTTTTAAAAGAAAACTTATTGATGAATGTGTCTCCACCAAAAACTGTAACAATTGGTTCAGCTGTAGAATCTATATTTCTCTGAAACCCTGTATCAATCGTAGTGTAAGAATATATTTGTCCCCACTGGTTTGCAAATATGTTTTTTATAGATCCATAATACGAAACAGTGGATATAGCAAACTCTTCATTAGGTCTAGCACAATTACTTTGCAAACCACCATTTGGACTTGGTGTCTCAGAAACAACATATCTTGACAAATCATCAATAGCACTTTGTCCAGAACCAAGTGATAAACTTTGTGTGTTGCTAGGAAAAGGAAGAGGAATTACATCTTTATCAGTCTTTAAATATATAGATGATTCTCTTTCATAATTGTTGATATTGTATAGATCTCCTACATTTTGTACTCCAGGGATGAGGTATTGAACAATATCTAGTTCTCTTTGCTTGATTCCAAGATCGTTAGCAATAGGAGCCCAATAATCATATTCTGCTATAGAATTATAAGAATATGTAAAGTTTCTTCTAGTGATACCGTTGATGTATATTGTCAAGTAAGATTGATACACAGCAAACATTGCAGAAGCATTGAATGTAGAAGTGATGTCACCTACAGCAGCACTTGATTGTAATGCATCTTCTTGAGCTTCTCTACTAAGAAGTTTATATAAGGCATGTTTTTTAACTTCTACAAAATGTGCAGTTCCTGCACCAAATATTGCATTCTCAAGCTTAAGTATATTTCCAAGAAAAGGACTTCCAAAAGATGTATCAGGAGAATTAAAAACTTGTCTATATCTAGATTCATCTGTTGTAAATGCGCTCAAGTTGTCTGGATAGCAATAGTTGTTGTATCTCCAACTTGTTTGAGTGATACTAAATATATTATCTCCAGCAATTTTTACAGGTACTGTTAAAGCTTTAACATTAATTACTACAGGAATAACTGAACTAACAGTGACGTTCTGTAAAGTGTTTGTTACAGGATCTGTGTAACTAAACACAGTAGAGCCTTGACTTGTAAGCTCGTATGTTGTATAAACGAATCTTTGTGCTGTATCATACAACAGTGTTGGAGATCCTACTATTGTACCTGAGTTAACTACAGGCAATGTTAAAGAACATACCACTTTATTAACACCGCTTAAGAAGCTGTCTGTTTTTTGAGTGTTTGTGTTACAATCTGTATAACTATAAGATCCATCAGATGTTGGAACTAACTCGTATATATTACACTCACTATTGTAAGAATTACTTTCCTCAAGTAAGAATGGATCTTCTCTAAGGTCATTATATGGATAGTTAGGGAAATAATACTTAGTTCCCTCTCTTTCGTATTTACCCACATTCCTAAGAATACCTTTTGCTACAATTGATTTATTTACATTACGGTTACCCCTAACAATCTTAAACCCAACAATATTATCTTTTTCTTCTTGTGTAAGATCCGATGTAAGAATTAAACTTTCTACTTGAGTAGAATCTAATCTAACACCTATAGGGAATATAGCTCTATCCTCAATTTTTAAATTAGTGTATTTACCACTAAGTTCAACTGTAGGCTGACCACTTTCAAATATAGGACTTACAAGAACATCTGGAAACTTATGATGTCTGATGGGTTTGTTCGCAAGAACTCCCCAAACATTTTCATTACATGGATAGACTTCTGTAGATTCCCAATATGCAAATTCACCATATTCATATGGTGTAGCATTTCCAATATCTTCACCTGTAGCTGGTCCAGTTACAGAAGCTGTGTTGTATATTTTCCAATAAGGAGCACTTGTACCACTTCCTATAAAGTCAGGATTGGTACTAGGAACATTTGGTTGTACTAATTCTGTAAAGCTAATGTCTCTACCAGGAATATGAAAACCATCTGTTTGTTTACCGTTCTTAAGAAGGAATACAATTTCAAATGCATACACTTCATCTCTAAGGTAACCTCTAAGATTGGTTGCATTTAACTCATCTGCATAATCTTCATTTGCAGGGAGTTTGTAAGTTTGCCACTTAAGACTTATCTGACTTGCAATCTTTTGATAATTCACTCTGTCTATGGATGTGAGATTGTCCCAAACAAGAACATCTTGAACAGCTGTCAAGTCTTGTGCAATGTCATAATATGGAAACTTCTCAAATATATCATCAACAGTGAGTCTAATCTGTGTTTGATTTTGACCAGTGTATGTTATTTGATTAGTGGAGTCATCAATAAAATAAGTTCCAACAAGCTCAACAGAAGTGATGGCGTTTACAGTTTTTATCACTGCAAGGTTGTAATACTGGAAGTAACCAGTCACGTCTATGTTTGAAATATCCAATATAATAGCCTTACCAACAGGATAGTTAAAGTCAGGTGTAATTATTTGAGGATTTGCAATTGGTGTAGGATTGGTTACAGAATAATATGATGTGTAAGCATTTCCATCAGCATCACAGTATTGTATTGCAAACTGATATGTACCAGCTGTCAAGTTTCCTGTATTGTTAACATCAACTACATCAAGTGCTGGGATGTTAAAGTTTGGTTGAATTTTTAACTTGTTACAATCAAGTTCTGGTATGGTTCTGTTGTCACAAACATCTGTGCCAGGTTCTATTTTATATGATTTGGTGACATCATCAATGTTGATATACCTACGAGAATTAAGTCCATCTGTCCAATAAATCTCTGTTGTACAATTTGTTATTTTATGTACAGACTTATGAATTGGATAGTTGATGTTGAAGTTTAGACAATTCCCACTAATGAATTTACGATATATGCAATCATTATTATCCATATAACCAATCTCAGAAGCTCCTGTATTAGGATTGGTTAGAAAGAATATATGCTTAGCTTGCTCATTTATAAAATGAGTTCCTATCAAATGGTATTCTTCAGGAAAGTTTAAACATAGTTCATTACCTGGCTCATTCTGATAGTTTACAGAATTTGAGTCATAGTTTTCCACAGCTGCATTCAAGGCATAGGTGAGTTGTCCCTTCTGAACTTGGTTCAAAGTTTGATCCATGTTCAGCCCTGTTCTTGCAACATTATTCTCTTGAATAATATTTGATTGTCTTTGATCAGCCATTGTTAATTATTACGTCTCCAACCATATCTGGATACTCTGTTTGGTAACTCGTACATGTTGAACCTATTCAGGTCATTCTTGATTCTCCTTTGTTTTGTCCAAGCATCCTGCTTCTTAATCTCAATATCTGCCATGATGAATGCCTCATCTGCGAGATTTTTATAATAACCTAACTTCTGTTGTATTTGATTAAACGTCTCATCGTTTATTTGATTAGACAGAGTTTCAAACACTTTATATTTGATGAATGCTTCAATATACTCTCTGATACGGAAGTTGTCTGGAATCATTTGGTTTCCACCTGCATCATATTCTGTAGAGTAGAATATCATATGCACTATTCCGTTTCTAAAGTTTGTTACAAATTTATTGTCTCTAATGTCAAATGAATCATAACCAGCAGATCCTGGAGTGAACTCACGTAGAGGAGGTGCCTGTTGATAGAATTCCCAGTTGTTGTTATATTCTACACTACAGTTTTGTCTTGCAGATATATTACCTGGTTTTAACAAATATGACCTTTCGTAAGATCTGGCTATAGAGTTATTTGTTTTATAAACAGCTTGTATCAACTCAGGCATACACTCAGGACATCCTGTTGTACATTCAAGATTTGTGCAGGGCTGTCCTCCAGATATTACAGGACTCACTTGAATAGTTGTAACATCAGCAGCCTGAGAATAGAATGAATTGGCTGACTGGTAAGGATATTGAGGAATCTCTGTACACATCCAAGCTTCTCTTACAGCATAAAAGTTGTCTGGAAGCCTTGCTTGAAAATCATCAATATACAAAGGTTGTTCACTAATTACATATGTGGTTCTTCCAAGCTTTCTTAAACACTTGTCCAAATATGTAGGAAACATCAAATCATCTACAGCACCTGTGTCAAAATAAGACTTAAGTTCTTCTTTGACTGTAGAGTAGACAACTTCTGGTGAAGTGAAATTATATTTATAATAGTATGACATAGTTTATTTTTTCCATTCTCTGTAGATGTGCTGATACTTTTCATTAGTTTTTATATAATGAGACAGGAGTCTGGATGTGGTTCTTGATGGTTTAAAGTACCAAAGATCTGAATTCTTAAGTCTTACGTTTTCTCTAAACCAAACCCATCCGAAGAAGTATCCCTCAGTGTGATAGTTGAAGTTGTAAATCACCTTACCTTTCTCTTTGGTCTTTTGCCAATCAATGGGGAGATTTACAAACTCATCATTAAGTCCTTTTCTTTTCCTTCTTTTCTTTTTGTTGATTGAGAATTCACCAAACCCAAAAGGAAGTTTTGCTTTCTCGCCTGTCTCTAATATGTAATTTTTGAAAGACTCATTGAATGAATAGATGATATTTTTCCATTCATCAAATGATATTTTTATTGATGGGTTCTTTTTACAAAAACTAACGTAGTTATCTTTACTCGAACTTCTCCAATCTATCTTTACTCTCATTACTGGGTATTTGTTGAATTAGGTGCTTGCCCATCTACACCTTCTGAAGTTTGATCTGTTTTAAGTCTAAAATATGTAGTGAGGAGCTTTTGAGAAGTTAGTTCCAAAACTTGTTTTTCCAAATACCCAGGAAGAGCATAAGGTTTATCGAGAGGGTTTTTACACCATTCTGAATCAGTATATTCTATACCACCACATCCACACTCAGGAAACATAATCTCATTAGGAACATCTTGTTCAAACAAAGCTGAAATTCTAATAGCTTGAATAAGTGGATTACTGATGTACAAATAACCATTCATAATCCAGAAATAACTTTCTCTCTTTATGATGGGAAGTTTTATAAGATTTACATATCTGTTTATTGTAATCTCTTTAAACTTAGTTCCTCTTCCACTTAAAGCATTTATAGAATAAACACCTTGAATAATATATTGATAGTTACCTTCAGCTATGCGTGGAAGTTTGTATCTAGTTCTTGCAACAGTGCAAGGATCAACAAAATCACAACATTCGGAAATAGGAACTTCCACCATTTCCAAACAAGGAATGGTTGTAAACAAAGTGTCAGTAGCCCAAAGCTTTCTGAGATTTGTTTCTCTCTTGATTAACAAGAGTGCATTATTTTTGACTTCAGAAGCCACAGCTCTGTCAGTGATAAGGTTGTCTGTAGACAACAGCTTATGCATAGAACGTACGTCTGAAACTAATTTTCTTAATGTTGACATTATAAATACTGTTTGAATATATTTGTCATTCCTTGTTCAAAATCTATAAGAAATCCTGTAACTTCAGCTCTTGAGATTGTGTAACCATTTTTCTCATCCCAAGAACTCTTAGCATTAGAGAATGCAGGTATTTGATAAAACTTAATTCCACCAAAGTCAATACTTAGCTCGTGATGTTTATCTCCAGTGAATATATAGAAGTTCTTGTTGTTTGACCATTCTTCTCTAAATTCTATTGGGAATACACTAGCAAGCTTTGCAGGCTTCATAGCATCGCCATGATTAAACATCATTGCTGTTTCTCCATAACTTACATACTTTCTGTATCTAGGAGAACAGTCAAATGTAACTCTTAGATTACTTTTGAAGTATGCATTTAACCAATTAATCATATGCCATCCCACAAACTCATCATGATTTCCAGCTACATAGACAACTTGTACATCATCTACATTCTCAAGAAGCATCTTTATCATTTCTACCTCATGATTACAAATCCTCTCGAAAGAATCATGATAGGTGAGAAGGTTCTGTTGTGGAGTTCCTTTAGTTGTAGTTCCTGTAAATTCACTGTTGAATTCATCAGAACCTATAATGTAAATCACACTTTCCATGTAATTTGACAAGCTAGCTTGATTCACAATGATCTCCACTTTGTTTAGAATATTAGAGAACCTTTTGTTTATATCATTGTCCCCATCTACATCAAATTTATTTAGATGGGAGTCTTGTTTATTGATAATCAAACATGCTAAAGACTTATCAGGATTTTGTTCACGCAATTTAACTTCTGAACATTTAGGCTGATACTCTTTGAGAAACTCAACAAATGAGTCTTGGAACAGTTGCTCACTAGTTTTCTTAGCCATCCAGGCTTTAACCTGCCAATGAGGAGTTTTAGAATTTCCCCAATAGTTCTGGACGTATTTAGTTATTTCCCATTTAGATGTGTCAATCTTACTCTTTTCTATCAGTTCTTCCAAAGATTTAATCTCATCTGGAGTATTGAAAACCACTTCACCAATTCCTTTAGATACATCTTCTTGATATTTAATGATTGCATCTTCTAGCTCAGTCATGTAACTAGAAGCCTCAGCATCATCACTTATACTACTTGTACTATTTCTAAGTTCTTTTAACAGTTCATCCACCTCAGCTTCCGTAACTCCTAACTTATCAGCATAAAACTTCTTGCTCTTTTTCCAATTCAGCATGTTTTGAAGCTGATTTAAAAGGTGTTGGTTGCCGACCATAACTCAATAATTTGGTTAAAATTACAGTAAAGGTATAAATGTTTTTGAAATTCTCCAAATTTATTTAACTGAACAAGTTATCTATTGTAATCAAATTGATTATAAATAAAACCCCCACCCTAGAAAGGGCAGGGGAAACACCCTGTAAAACCAACAAAACAGGGTTTTTAATATTAACGAAACATTTTACTACATATCTATTTAAAGAGGAAGAGTGGTGGTTGTTGTTGTACTTGTATAATAATATGTGCAATTGTTTACTAAATTACAAAAGCTAACATTCAATGAAGGGTTTGTTAAAATAGTCTGAAGAATAGTCTGAACCAATGTGACAGGGTCAAGTTCATTATCAATCTTTTCTAAAACCACATTCAAGTTATCTCCTGTTGTTACACCTGTATTTGGTAAAGTTGGACCATTATAGCAAATAAGATTAGAATTTATTGGATATCCAGCAAACCAGCCATTGTTACACTTCTTTGGATAGACAGAGTTAACAACAACAGGATTACAAGGAGAACCTGGTACACAAGCCATTTATTGTAGATTTAATAGATTAAGGAATATACATTATGTAATAACAAGCAAGTGTTGGCTGAATATTAGAGTGACCAAGTCCACCTCCTGCAGAAGCAATAGTTATTCCTGTAGTGGATGAATTAGTAGTCAAAGTTGCTTGAACACCATCTCTACTAGATTCACCACCACCTCCTGGTTGAATTGATCCCTCGTACGTGTGTGTGTGACCAGGATCTGTAAGAGTGTGAGTGTGTGAAGGAATTTGCGTAACATCAAGAACTACACTGTTAGCTCCATATGCCGTATCTCCAAGTGCATAATTAGGATTAGTAGGAGTGGCAGGATTAACAGCAGCTGCTAAAACACCTCCAGGAACAAGTTGTATAGCTCCAACAGGAACCCTACCGCGTTTATCTGGTGTACCATTCTGACCATTACACAAATAAATCTTGTCCCAATCTCCAAGACCTGCACCTGTAATATCAAAATTAGAAAGAACTCCATAATATTCCACTACAGTGTAGGGAACCATTCTGTTATAATACTGTGTAGAACCACCTGTACTGTCAAGATAGGCTTGAATCAAAGTGTCTAGATCGGAAAGCTTTACATAGTTAACATCAACATCAAGAGCAAGTGCTGCTAACGCTACATCCAAAGCACACAGTTTTGTAATCACTGCTTGAAGAATAGCATGTGTTCCAGATGTAGAAGTTACACCAGTTAGACATCCTATTGAATAGCTAGCTTCGATTACATCAACTCTTCCATCAAGAACTGTAACTTGAGTTTGTAAATCACAAGCAGCTTTAATTAGAGCTGTCAGATAGGCATTTAGTGTAAGTTCTCCACAATCAGGAAGATATTTACTTACCACTTCACATATAATTGTTTGATCGATGATAGGTTTAACACCTTCACCGTTAATCGTTGATGTGAGAAATTCTATCAAAGTGGCTTCAATAAAAGACAAAGAGTCACCATTCTGAATACCCAGAAGAGGAACATCAATGCCTGTATATCTAACACATCTATCTGAAACAATTTCAGCACACCCGTTATAGCAATTTGAACAAGCCATTTTAGGTTATTATTTTTTAATTAAAAGTTTAACTTTACTAGCTATCTGCTCCACAGAAAAGTTTGATGCATAATCCAAATTACAAAACTTGAACGTTAATATTCTTTTGTAATTTAAGAGGTCACCTATTACAATTCCAGGCACAGGATAGTTGAGTTGGAAAACAATGTTATTATATTCATTGTTTGCCAATTCTGTCAACTTACAATCTATTTCTCCTAAGAGAAACGTTATAGTTGAACAATCAACGCAATTTGTAAGCCTTGGTGATAACATTTTTTATTCTTTGAGTTACTTGAGTCAATGCATGATTACAAGCTGAACATAGACCGTTGATTAGTTGACAACCGCATCCAAATTTCATTCCGCAGTTTCTACAATTTGCCATATTAATGAAAATTATTTATGTAATTGTTTCCGTAACAATTACAATTGTTCTTAATAAAATTGGTTAACATCTTGTTTGCCTGATTGTACAACTTGTTTGATGTAACCACAGCACAGTTATTAGCAGCAGCAATAGATCCCTGAATAAAATAATATATACTATTCAAGTCAACTTTTGCTTGTGTTTTTATAGCCATGTCACATTCCATCATATCAAGCCTCATGAATGCATCATCAAATTTTTCTTGGAGATGGTCAACACGAATTATTGTCTTTTGTACAAAGTTTAGATATGCAGGAGCTACGGAATATTTTATGTAATATATTCCATCAGGAAGAGGGAGCAAAGGATCCCCAACAGCTGTTAATCCTAATGAAGCAGAATTATAGATATTGAAGTCATTGATGTTAAACGGAAGACTTACAAGACCAAACCCAGGAACTTCAATTTCTATTGTAGGAGCTGATACAGGAGGGGACACTGGATAAGTGGACGCATCAGCAATACCTAATGTTTGTATATTGTATGTAGGGATTACTAATATGTCTAATTTAAGATCCGCCATGTTTTTTAAATAAATAAGCCAGAGGATTTGAGATTGAATCCTCTCACCCTCTGGCTTAGGTTATATGATATTGTTTCTTACTACCCTATTAAGGAATCAAAGTGCTAGTAGTAGAAGTTGTAGGCCATACAGTGGTGGTAGTAGATGTAGTGCTTACACAAGCATTATCATCAGCTACAGAACCAAGACCTGCTACAAGAACCGCTTGAATAGCAGCAGTGAGTGCCTGAGGAACAGCAATGATCACCATTGCATCTTCCTTAATGTAATCACCCCAAGAATAGGCAGACTTGTCATACTCGTTAAACTTGATGTAGAAGGTATCGTAGGTAGTACCGTCAGTTACCCAAGACTCAAAGTTTTCGTTATAACCAGCCATCCTATAGAGATGCTTCAGGTAACCAGCTTGATAGCTGTAGAAGTTTTTCTCCAATTGCTTAATCTCATCAGAAGTACCTGAAGGGTAAGAAGCACGTTGAGTAACTTCAGCATTAGCTACAATGTTACAAGCATCTGCTACAATAAAGTCAGCAGTTGTAGCTGGTCCACTGTATACAAATGTACGGAAATACATTCTGTCATACTCCCAAGGGAATGCAGCAACATCACAAGGCTGACCATACTTGGTAAGAGGCTTACCAGAAATACGGAGGATAGCATTCTGATCGTTACCAATCCTTTGGAATTGATAGAAATCATTGAAGTTGATGTTGTCTGGGTTGTTACCAGGAGCTTGCAAAGTCAATTGAAAGATAAACTGATCAATCAATGCAGGAACATCAACGTTCTCACAAGGATCACCACCACAGTCACAGCAAGGAGCTTGAACAGTCACTGAGCGAGTGAACCCATTGAAATACAGAGTATCCAGATAAGAAGAATGGGCACGGAGTGTAAGGGTAACAATGTCACCACACTTTACGTTCCAACCATCAACATCAGTAACTTGAGTAGCAGGTGTTGGACAACCAGTCACTTTATACCACTCGGTTACATTGGATTTACAAGTTCCTTCAACGCAACCTGCAATTTTGTCAGAGCGTTTTGAACCTTGAAGATAAGTGTTTGTTCTACCTTGAGCGAGATAAAAGTATGGTTTAGCAGCGATGTTAGCAGCAGTTGCTACACTATAATCACTTCTAAAGATACCAAACTGTCCTGCGGACAGGCCTTGCGTAGAACCAGAGCTAGGTAGAGAGTTTCCTACTGGAACTACGAAGAGCGTAGTTAATGAGAAATCAGCCATTTTGTGCTTATTTTAATTATTAAAAAACTTATTCATTTGTCTGTATCCTATATATACTATTCTGGACAGCAGACTGATTTTCGGTGTACATTGCAAGATTTTGAACTGTAAGATCTAGAAGTTCATCTTCTAGGTAAAGTTCTAGTTCACAATCTTGATCGAATGATGGTTCACCATCAAGCATTATGTATCCCTCTTTATTGATGTACTGAGGATACCTCATGTACGATATGTAAATTTTTGTGGGGGTAAATTCACCATCTGTAAAGATTGATATCTCATCAGATGATATAAAGTTAAAAGTTTCTTGGTATTCAAAAGAAGGTTTGTAATGATCGTTATTCAAAAGAAGTGACAAGTCACCATGTTTTGCAAGATCTTTGTTTATCCAAATCTTTCTATCTTTACATCTACCTTTGTCAGCCAATACATAACTATCAATATAGAACATGTATTTAGGATCTAACTCATGCAAATATGCAAACCACTGATTTAGTTGTATATTTTTTAAAGTTAACGTCAGTGGTTGGTGAGCATAGTTCACCACCAAACTTTGAAGATCTTCATACCTTTTCTTAAAGGAATCAAGTCCTAAACCAGATACCGTACTGAAACCATCAACTTTTTGTTTTATCAATTTGATTTGAGCTTCATTCAAAGCTAAAATCTTATCTTCTAATGCTATCTGTTGATGTTCGTTAGTTGATAGTTTATTTAGTTTCTGATCTATTTTATACAATAAACTATCTACAGGTATCATACAGAAGCTAGTTTTTTACTTTTAAGTTTTTGTTCAAGGGTAAGCAGTTCATCCTGATTATCATCATCAGCAAGGAATTTTACCAAATCTTCTTCATCCTTTGCCACTTCAAACTCACCTTCGTAAATTTTTCCATTAGGCTTAAGCCTGTATACAGAATGCGTCAGAGCTTGCTTTACCAAATCTTTAATATGGAGTAAGTTTTCTTTCATGTCAGCAAACCTGTTGAAAATCTCAACTGGATTCAATCCTTGATATTTTCCGTTTTTGAATTCTGTTTGTTTAAGAACGTTATCAACTTGATTGTATACAGAATCTTCTCTAGAATCATCTGTAACAGGAAGACCTAACAACCTTGCAACTTTTCTCTTCTTCTCAGGAGTCATTGAATCAAACTTCACAATAGCCTTATTGATGAGCTGTTTCTTTTTGAACACTACAGCATTTTCAATATCTTCATCAGCTACATAGAACTGAGTGTCAGCAGGAAATTCACCACGCTCCCAAGCTTGATAGCTAGAAGCAATTGTTGGATGAACTCTAAGCCATGCAAATGCAAGTTCTTGAAGAGGAACAGAGATATCAAAATAGTTATCTCCATCTATCAATTTTACAGGCTGTACATGCAATGTATCATCTGTAGATGTAGAGAGTCCATAATTCCAGAACTTAGAACGTGGTCCAAGATCAATTCCTCCAAGAGCATTTTGAAGCTTTTCACAAAGTTCTGTAACTCGTTCAACCTCAATTTCTCTTTCTGTAGGATCTGAAATTCTACGGATGTAGGATGCTTCAGGATTAAGTCCTGTCCTATACTGACCATCAAGTTCCTTGTATGGATACTTGAACACGCCTGTACCAGGTATTCTTGTAAGTCCTCTTTGTGCTAGACCACTTTGCATTGTTTGCAATTGTGTGCTATTGTAATCTCTTTTGATTGTGGAAATTTTTCCTGTCTTACCCATTTTATGTAGTTTTGATTTGGTTTATAAAAAGTTGACTTTTCTATTTACACTTACCCATATGTAGTTTAAGTTGCAGAGTGCTTCCACTGAAGGAGTAGCGAATGGGAGACACCCCAATCCAACACTCTGTAGTTTGAGAAGAGCACCCCCACAGGGAACGTGGGGGGCAATCTCTTCTCGGTATAGGGTCTAGGAATACTATTCCTAGAGTGGATCCTTAGAATTGTGGGATCTCTTCAATCAAAACTGTACGAGACAAGTCTTCAATGAATACATCACAACGGTCTTTCATCCAGATCTCATAACCAGGGAACTTGTTAGCTGAGCTCATACCCTGAGACTTAGCAAAACCAAGGTGGTGACGAGTTCCGTCAATATAACCCCAAGTCATAGAAGGAGCACCTTTCATCCTTACTTCACGGATGTTGTTCACCATTGAACCATCGCTCATTGGAGATACGTCAAACACCATAAATACAGGAGTAGATTTCTTGTTCTGACCAAATTCAAGGTTAGATTGTGGAAGATCCAATTCTTTCAAGTGAATCAGTTCAACACGACCAGTCTCACGAGTAACCATTGCATCAAATGCAAAGTTGTAAGTGATGTGCTGTCCTTCTCCTTGCATATAACGATTACCGCTATCTGCCATGAAAGTCAAGCCAGAATTCAAAGCATCTGTCTTAAGAGCTTGCTGGAATACATCGAAACCAGCTTCGTTTGTATACATTTTAACACGACGGTCTTTTACATCAACCCTACGATAGAACAGATCTCCGAAAACTGAACGGATAAGGTTAGCAGAAAATTCACCACGGTTATATTGAACCAAGTTACCATTGTTACGCATCCTGTGATAAACACCAGCAGAAGTACGCTTCAATTCTTGCTTAGAACCATTTGTTTTAACAGTACCAGGCTTAGCCCAAATCATACGCTTAACTTTCAACTCAAGCATAGACTTACGCATCCAGAACTCAATGAATGGTTCCCATTTAACATCATTCCTAGTCAAAGGAAGTTGGTTCCTACGCTGTGGAGCGTAAACCAAAA